TATGTACGGCGGCTCACCGGTTCTTGACGGCGCAATAACCACTGCAACGCCTTTTTCATTTACTGGTTCTACGGGAACCTTTACGGCAGCCAACGCAGTCCTTTCACAAATCGGAACGCTTGATTTCGCTACCGACACCGGCCTCTCCCGCACCGCAGCAGGAACGATTGCCGTTGGGAATGGTGTGCAGGGGGATGTCAGCGGAACGGTGCAATCGGGGGCATATCAGACAGGAACCAACTGCTCAAGTTCTAGTGGGGCGTGCGCTTCTGCTGCTGCTGGTTCAGTATCCATTGCCGCCGCCGCCACTACGGTTACGGTGGCGACCACAAAAGTCACCGCCAACAGCCAAATATTCGTGCAAGAGGATTCAAGCCTCGGCACCAAGCTGAGCGTGACCTGCAACACCACTACGGGCAGGATATATACCGTGACCACGAGAACGGCAGGAACATCGTTTGTCATCACGGCATCCGCCGCGCCCACGACCAATCCGGCATGCCTGAGTTATTTCATAGTCAATTAACATGAGACTCCTCCTTCTACTTCTCCTCATCTCCTCCTGCTCCGCGCAGCAGTTAGACAAGGAGTTCTGGGCTGTATCAACTCTGCCCCTAGCAGGAGCAGCAGCCGACGCTTATACGACCCATCTTGGGCTGGAAAAGGGCTTGCATGAAGCCAACCCGCTACTCGGCAGGCACCCAAGTGACTTCAAGCTGAGTGCGGTAGAACTGGCCGGAGCCGCAGCGATCATAGGCTCAGGTGTGGTCTTACGCAAAGCCCACAGCCGCTTCTGGTGGGTGCCGGCGGTGAGCTATTGCGGAGTGAAGGCCTTTATCGCGTACCACAACTATCGAGTGATGAATTAAGACTCTGTGAACACACCAGAGCAAAGATTAAAAAATCCAATTTCAGGACGTTTGAGAATGCGCTTGAGACTGCTGATCGCGGTGGTGTTGATGTCTGCCTGTGGATTCGGCCAGGCTGCGCGTTACGATGCGCCCGCTGAGATAACCACTAGCATCAATGGCGTGAGCACCAATGCACCCGCACCCTCAGCACTCATCACCGTCTGTGGCTATCCCGCCACTGGCGGACTTCCTTGCACCAACAAAGCAGCCGTATGCCCGGATGTGACCGCCATTGGGTGCACTACTGGAGCGCCGAATAATCCGGTAACAGCGGACGCGCAGGGAAATTTCGGCTTCTGGATCTCTCCAGGGTTGTATCAGTATTCGATATGCCCTGTGGGGGGAACATGCCGCGGACCGTACACGGCGATGGTGCCATTCGGGGTGAACTCTGCGGGAACGCCGACCTTTGGCGGCACAGTTAGCGTTTCCGGAATTATTCTCTCGGGCACTGCTACAAAGCAGGTGTCCGGAGGCCCGGAAAAAATCAGCTTTCAGGACGCCGCCGCCAATCGCGTCGCCATCGCTAACTTTGTAGGTTCCGAAGCCAATGCGCGCTTTCTCATCGACCTTCAGGGAAACCACGAATGGGGTCTTGGGGGGGCTAATGATCAGTCTACGCTGCTTGGTATATCCGCAGCCGGACGTATGAACCTTTCCGGAACTTCTGGGGGTGGGTTAAATATAGTTCGCTGGACTGCCCCGGGAGTGCTTGAAGCACAGCCGCGTCTTTTATTTAATAATGACGGCAGCGGTATACAGATGAGCGATGGAACACTTGCTGCTGACGTTCGTTTTGGTCGCTCGACTGCTGGACTTGCTAATTTTTATGGTGCCAGTGGTTTCGGTGTTTTGAAGGAAACGGACTCGTTTCAAAGAATCTTCTTGGGGAGTGATGGTACAGGAATCACTTTCGGCGGCGGTTCGCTCGCTACAGACGTTAGCGTTAGTAGATTCGGCCCGGGCGTGATTGCAATCGGAAATGGCACTGGCTCTGGTAATGCCAGTGGGACGCTTCAAGCCGCCAACATCGTCGGTATGCGTATCGCTACGAACTTCACCGGCGCGGACATCGGTGCTCAGGTCAACGCCGCTTTCGCCAACTGTTCAAACCTATGCACCGTCTACATTCCAGCAGGATCCTACAGCTACTCCACGGCCATCGCTTATCCGGTTGGGACCCTGGGCACGGCCTGCCTTGTCGGAGCCGGTCCCGGCACAACGATTCTCAATTGGACTGGCGCGGCGGGGACGGACGCTATCACAGCGACTGGAACCGGGCAGGCAAGCGCCAACGTCTGCATGAAGGACTTCGAGGTGGTGGGGAACGTCAATGCCCAAAGCGGCATTCACTTAAAGAACTTCAACAAAGGTGTTCTCTCGAACATCTTAGTGCAAGGTTTCACGGCGACTGGAACCACGGCGGGAATCGGCATCCTGAACGATGGCGATAACGCGGTGACGTTCATGGGTGACGACATTCGCGGAAACAACATCGGCTACCGCGATGTCGGCAATACGACATTTGCGGCGAACGCCATAAAAATCATCGGCGGCCAGGTCGCCTATAACAATCTGCACAACGTCTTCGAAGATGCTGCCGGACAAAGCACGGCAGGACCGAATATCGGGAACTCGGCAATCGGTGTGACCTTTGAGGTCAGCTCGACCAACACCACCGACCAGATTTTTGACCAACTATGTACTGGATGCAGTTACACGAACAACTATTTCGAAAGTGACAGCGGCACGGTGATCCCCAGCCAGATTGTAATCGGCGATGCGACATATGCGCCGGTAGCAACGGTTGTGACGGGGAACACATTCGCTTCCGTGGGCACGACCCAGACCATCAACGATGTGAATGGTCAAGGCACCACGGTAGGCGACAACGTGGAAAATGGCACAGTCACTACATTCGTTAATCAAGGGACGGCTGTACGGAATGAACGCATTCTGAAAAACCGCGCAACCTCCGCCACAAACCTGTGCAGCACGAATGACCCCGGAGCAGATAAATACTGCTATGGGGCGAATACGGGAACCTTGGTGAATGCACAGAGTGCCTCTGCAACAGGTTATGCATTCAATACAGTTACTGGCTATCAGCAAGACCTCGCCATCCGGCAGCGTAGCGGCGGTACGAATCTAGTCAACTTCCAGAACAGCGGAGGGACGGGCGTGGCCTCCATCACCGCCGCGGGAAACATCCTCGCAGGAAGCACCGGCACGGGAATTGTAGAGGCTGGACAGATTCAGAACGGCGCAAATAGCGCGATGACGGTGCCTTCCTCGCCATCATCCACTCTTACCATAACCATTGCACCGGCAAATGCTTCTGCTCTAGGCACTACGGCAATCGCTTCGGGTGCGTGTGCTGCCCTTGTTACCGCAGCTGCAACCAATGTGCTGGCCACAGACATAGTGTCTTGGAGCTTCGCGGGCGATCCATCGGGCGTGACTGGCTATGGAGCGGGTACGGGCGGGGGTCTAACTGTGACGGCTTTCGCCACAGCCGGAAACGTCAACTTCCGAGTGTGTAACCTGACCGCAGCAAGCATCACTCCGGGCGCAATATCTGTGCGCTGGGCCGTATACCGCTAACGCGGAGCACGAACGAATTTCACACAGAGCCGTCCTTCGGGGCGGCTTTTTATTTGGAGAGACATGCCCGTATTACCTTCCAATCCGGCGACCACGTCGAAGGCGATGGACTTCATCACCGACGCGATGCTCGAGATCGGCGTGCTCGCGCAGGGCGAGGTGCCAAGCGCGGACGAAGGGGCGGCGTGTCTGCGGAAGCTGAACCGGCTGCTCGACACAATGAATGCGCGGCGGGCGCTGATCTACAACGTCAATTTCACGACATACACACTGCTGACTAATCATCAGCCGCACACCATCGGTCCCGGAGGAGATTTCAATGTCCCGACAAGACCGGAGCGTATCGTCTCTGCGCAACTGGTGCTGAATACATCGAATCCTGCGGTGAATCTTCCGCTGAACCTAAGGGACGATGCGTGGTGGGCAAACAACCGCGTGCCGTCACTGGCTGCATCTGTTCCGACTGACCTCTATTACTCGCCGGATTTTGCGCTGGGAAAGATTTTCCTCTGGCCGATACCGACTACCGCCTATCAGTTACAGATTGAGACGTGGGAGCCGTTCACGCTGCTCAAGAGCACGACTGACCCCATTGCTTATCCGCCGGGATATTGGGACGCCATTGTTTACACGCTGGCGATTACGCTGGCTCCGTCATTCCATGCCGAGCTTCATCCGGCGCTGGTGGCGGCGCAGAAGGCGGCGATGGCCGCGGTTATCAACAACAATCTGGAATCCCCGCGGATAGATATTCGCGGGGCTGGAGTGCCGAGCAAGACCGGCGGGGGGCATTTCGACTGGCGCACGGGAGGCATAAGGAATGACGGTTAAGTGCGAGAAGTGCGGCAATGACATCCAGATGGGCTCAATGTTCGCCGCCAAGCGCGAAGACGGAAAGTGGTCTTCCTATCATGATCACTGCGCGCCGCCGGAGATGAAGCGGCAACTGCTTACCCCCGCGCGGGCGTGGGTGGTGAACCTGTAAATGGCAAGATTCGGACTAGTCGGGCCATCATACACATCGCAATCGGTGAATGCGGACTGCCAGAAGACGGAGAACTGGTATGTCGAGGTGATGGAGAACCCAGAAGCCAAATCCGGCATGGTGCTCTATCCCACTCCCGGATTGAAGGTGTTCGCAACGCTGCCTGATTCTCCGGTCCGCGGCGAGGCTTACATCAACGGCAGGTTCTTCGCCATCGGAGGAGCCAAGCTCTGCGAAGTGACCGCCGGCGGCGCGGTCACGGTGTTGGGGAACGTGGTGAGCGATGGGCTGCCGGCCTACATCGCAGTGGGACAGGGGATGCTGGCAATCGTCTCCGCGGGCCATCTTTACGCGCTGGTGCTCGGGACCAATGCATTCTCCGAGATTGATACCACCACTGGAGTTGCATTACAGGGCCGCGTCTCTCAGGTGGGGTACTCGGACGGATATTTCATTGCGCTGCTGGCGAACTCGGACAAGTTCCAGATCTCCGCACTGCTCGATGCTACCTCATGGGACCCGCTGGACATCGCGCAAGTCTCGGTGTTCCCTGACAACGTAGTCGGGATGGTGGTGGACCACCGCGAGATATGGGCGCTGGGGCAGAAGGCGACGGTGCCGTACGCGAACACAGGGAACCCGCTGTTCCCCTACGATGTGATTCCCGGCTCTTACATCGAGCAGGGCATTATTGCCCAAGCCAGCATCGCCAAGCTAGACAATTCGATATTCGCACTGGGCGGAGATGAGCGCGGGGCCGGAGTGGCATGGCGCGCGCAAGGGTATCTTCCCGCGCGCATCTCGAATCATGCGGTGGAGAATGCGTGGCAGGGATATGCAGCCATCTCGGACGCCATCGGGTTCTCATATCAGGACCAGGGACATAGTTTTTACGTTCTGCAATTCCCGACGCCGAGCAAGACGTGGGCTTATGACGTGGCAACGGGGATGTGGCATGAGCGGTCAAGCATGGTAGGGGGCATTCCGCAGGCTTGGCTGCCGCAGTGCCATGCATACGCCTTCGGGATGCATCTGGTGGGCGACCGGTTGAGCGGAAATATCTATCAGATGTCCATCGCGTTCAATGATGAAGCGGGAATCAACATTCGCAGAGTAAGGCGCGCACCGCATGTCTCGACCGAGCAGCAGTGGATACGGCACAACGCATTGCAGCTTGACGTGGAGCCCGGACTTGGGCCGCAGCCGCCGCTGCTTGACGGCAACGGTCAGTTCCGCGATCCGGTGATGATGCTGAGATGGTCAGATGACGGCGGCCATACCTGGTCGAATGAACGCCAACTGGCTTGCGGACAGGCTGGGCAGTTCAAAAAGCGCGTGATTCAGAGACGCCTGGGAAGGTCAAGAGATCGGGTGTATGAGATCTCGACCACAGATGCCATTCCGTGGCGGATTGTGGATGCCTATCTGGATGCCACTCCGGGCTACCAGCCGGTCGAGAGGCTCTCGCGGCAGATGGGCAAGATGGCCTGATGGAGCGAGGAATTAGAGGCTGTGCGCCGGGCGCACATGAGGGTGCATGGGAACATCAGCGATAGTCACTGGGCCGTTGAAGAGCGCATTGCCGCCGCAGCGAACGCCGATAGCGGATGAGAAGGGCAATATAACGTGGCCGTGGCTGAAGTTCATGCAGCAGCTGGCGCAGCCGGACCCGAATGCGCCGTTCGCGTTCATCTCGAACACCCACGCGGCCAGGGCAACGATTCTGGCGAGCAGCTACCCGAGCGGGGCGATCTACTACGAGACGGACAGAACAGTGTGGTATGTCGCAATATCCGGAACTTGGACATTTCTGGCCGGGGTATGTGATGTGGCGCAGGCGGGCATCCCGGCGGATCTAGGGACAGCGGACGCGCATCTTGAGGTGTTCGTGACGGACTACCTTCATCGGCTGCGCTGGACGGGTTCGGCATGGACATGGGCGCCCGGAGAGGCGGGTTCGGGGTATTCAGTGCCATTCGTGAATGCTCCCGGGGCGGGCTGGCATGTGTGCGATGGCAGCCAGCAGCTGGTCTTGAACGCAGACGGAAGCATCGCGTACCAGGCCCTGCCGAATGTGGCGGGGAGTTATTTCAGGATATGAGGGACGATGACCGCTTTTGAGAATGTGATCTCGATAGTCGAAGAAGAGACTGGGCAGAAAGTGACCCGTGAAACGAAGCTCGAAGATGTCGTGAAGGACTCGCTGGATTTTCTCGATCTCATTCTTCGCGTGTCGCGCGACGTTGGAGAGATTCCTGATGCCGTGGCGTCGAAGGTGGATACGGTAGATGACCTTTACCGCGCTGCGGTGGGTGAGCTGCGATGAAGTTTCAGATCGAAACCGTTGATGCATGGTCACGGGAAGCGATGCCGCTGATCGAAGAGCACTGGAGAGAACTGGGCCTGGACCTCGACCTCAAGATAGACCCGGACTTCGACAAGATGAAGATTCTCGAGAATAACGGACTCTTCAAGGTAGTGACTGCGCGCGAATCCGGACGGTTGGCTGGCTATCTCCTGGCACTGGTGAGTCCACACCTTCATTACAAGAGCTCTCCGAAGATGTTCATCGTGGATGCCTATTACATCTCGCCAGAATTTCGACAGGGAACCGGATTCAAGCTGCTGAAATATGCAGAGGAGCTGGCAAAGGAACTTGGCACCATCAAGATTTATTTGACCTGCAAAATACATCGGGATCACAGCAAACTTTTCACCAGCCTGGGCTATCGCTTGAGCGACTACGCCTTCATCAAGAGGATTTAAGGAATGTCAACAGCCGCAATCGTTGGAGTGACTGCCGCAGCGGGTATCGGGTCCGCAGCCATCGGTGCATCAGCAGCCGGCAACGCCGCGGACACGCAGGCCAATGCCGCGATGCAGGCGGCTGAGCTTCAGCATGAAGACGCGCAGGCGGCGCAGCAGTTCCAGCGCGATCAGTGGAATTACGACAAGAGTGTTCAGGCCCCTTGGGTGGCAGCGGGGCAGGGGGCAATCAGCAAGCTTTCGAGCGACCTGCAGAACGGCCAGTATCCAGACTGGACTGGACAGTTCACGGCCCCTACGGATGTCACGGAGCAGAACGACCCGGGGTATCAGTTCCGACTCAAGATGGGACAACAGGCGCTGGAGCGCTCGGCGGCGGCGCGCGGCGGACTGCTGACCGGAGGCACGGCGAAGGCCCTCAATGCCTATGCCCAAGATTATGCCTCGAACGAATACGGCAACGTCTATGACCGCGCGTTCAATCAGTATGCGCAGCGGTACAACGAGTTTCAGAACAACAACACTCAGCGATTCAACCGCTACGCGACGATGGCGGGGATCGGCCAGACCTCGGCGAACCAGCTTGGATACATGGGGCAATCCGCTGCCAACAACATGGGCAATATTCTGCTGACCAGCGGGCAGCAGATCGGGAACGATTACAACAATGCGGCAGCGGCGCGGGCTTCGGGATACATCGGACAGGCCAATGCCTACGGGAACATGTTCAGCGGCCTAGGGAATGCGGCATCCACCTACGCCATGCTTAACAGCATGGGAGGTGGCGGAGGTGGAGATGTGGTGAACGCCAGTGCTGGATTCGACCCGAGCATGTTCAACGTCCCGACTTCCGGGGTTTCGACCACCAACCCACTTGATTCACTGGGAGGCAATCTGTAATGGCGACGATTCCTTTACCAGCCCTGCATCTCAATCCGCCACCTGACCCGATGGAAGGGGTGAAGAACGCCTTCGCGCTGCGCAACATGGTGAACCAGGGCCAGCTGCAGCAACAGCAGTTGCAGAATGAGCAGGCGCAGAATCAGGGCTTGCAGATGGAGAACCAGCAGCGCGGGATGCAGAACCAGATGACGGCGATGGACCTGCAGGATGCAGTGAAGATGCGGCAACTGGCTCCCACCTTTGTCCAGAGGGACGACAAGGGAAACGTCCAAGGATATGACACGAACGGGTATTTCGACTCGCTGCTCCAAAACGGTGTAAATCCCGGGAAGGTCTCTGCGATACGGCAGCAATATGCCACGATGCAGAAGACCTTGGCGGAGGCTGGAAGCGCGCAACTGGATCTGAAGACAAAGCAGAACAATCAGGCTTATCAAATACTGGAGGGTGTGAAAAGCGTAGCTTCTGCGCCGAACGCTGACCCGAATGCGGTGCAAAGCGCTTATCTTGCCGCTCTGCCGAAGATAAACGAGCTGGGCATTGATGTCTCGAAGTTCCCCACTCAATTCCCGGGGATGGATGCGCTGAACCAGTTCGAGACCGGATTGGGCGTCCACAAGCAACTGCTTGAGGATGCGAAGACCGCGGCGGACACGATGAAATCCAGCCAGGAGGGCCGCAAGGCCGGAATGGAAGCGGACGCCATGCAGCAGTACGGCGGTATGCCTCCGGCGATGCTGGAATCCAAATATCTTGCGCTCGCGGCGCGGCAGAAACAAGGACTGCCGCTGGCCCCAGCAGATCGGGCATTCCTGCAAAGCTATGAGCACATGAAGACGCTGGTGCCCACGGCGACGTTCAATTTGCAGCAGTCCGCGCTTTCACCGCAAGCCACGGCGATGGCCGGCAACATGTATTCGCAGACCGGGCAGCTTCCTTCTGGTATGCGCTCACCCGCGATGGCGGGAAAGATTCTCAACGCAGCTGCAGATCAGAATCCGCAAGCGAATATAGCGGCGAACAAGGCGACTTACGGCGCGGATGCCGCTTCACTTAAGTCATTGCAGAACACCACGGACCAGATGAATGCATTCGAGGCCACGGCGGGAAAGAACCTCGACAACTTCCTGAAGACGGCGGGAAGCGTCGTTGACTCCGGTTCTCCGTGGGTGAACCAGCCGCTGCGCAAGGTGGCGATGGGTGCGCTGGGAAGTTCCGACATGGCCGCATTCAACGCCGCGCGGCAGACGGCCATCAACGAAATAAGCCGGGTGCTGGCTTCGCCGAAGGGTAGCGGAGTGGTCAGCGACTCAGCCAGAAATGAAGTAGAAGGGCTGATGGGACCGAATGCCACACTGAAACAGATTTATTCAGCGGCGCAGATTTTAAGGCAGGACATGGGGAACAGGCGGCAGGCGTATGCGGACCAAATCGCGGACATCAAGGGCAGGATGGGCGGTTCAAGTCCGAATCCTGGACAAAATCAGGGGGGTGGCAATGCTGACCCGTTCTCACGATTTGGTGGGGTGAAGCATTGAGCACGACTCCCACAGTTCCCATGATTTCGCCAGACGGACAGAGTGGAGACGTTCCGTCTAATCGGGTGCAGGATGCGGTCAATGCAGGATTCAAGACCGCGGTGGTGATGACCGCGCCAGATGGCAGCATGGGCTATGTTCCGCATGACCGGGCGATGGATGCCATTAAGGCCGGATTCAAGATAGGCCAGCCCAGCGTTAATGGGTTTCAGCAACAGGCGCCGCAACAGCCGGGAGCAATGGAGCGCGGCGTTAGCAGCTTCGGTGCGGCTCTTGGTGCTCCATCCAAGATAGGCGACTATATTGATGGTCCGGTTTACGCGCTAAAGCACCCGATTGATTCCGCCAAGCTGGTGCTAGGCGCAATGGGCGACGCCGAGCAGCAGACGATTGATAAGGCATACCTCCAACAACACTCACCTGGTTTCTTAAATAAGATGGGCGGCGTGGAAACTGGTATTTATAGCCAGCTCCCATTGGTTGGCCCTATGCTATCCCACGCCGCTGATCAGATAGATAGCGGCGACGTAGCTGGCGGAATTGGAACGACACTTGGCACTGTGGCTCCGATGATACTCGGCTCCCCAGAAGCCAGAGGAAATATCGCTTCCGGGGCTTCAGCTGCGATGGATGCAGTGAAAGGCATCCCGGAGTCGTTGAATGCGTCTCGGGTAGCGGCCATCAAGGCGACTATTCCGCAGGCGATGAAGATGCCCGCAAAGGCTGTTCTGGGGGCAGAAGGAATATTCAAGGCGGCGGCTCCGGTAGGCAGCGATCCGCAGTTCCGCGCGAACCTGTACAACGCGGCAGGAGATTTGGCGGAGATCGGGCGCAACGTTGACCTTGATGCGGCAAAGGGCGGCATCCGAAACCCTGACATGCGGGTGCGGGCAACGGTGAACGCAATCAATGACTATCTCAGTAATATGTATCAGAACGAAAAGCTGCCGCAGATCCAGCGTAACGCCGACGTTCCCGTGCAGCTTCCCCAAAATGAGGATGCGGCGGTGGGGATTGATTACCTCTCGCGCAATGCGGGAAAGGCTGCGGATCGCGCTCTTGCTGCGAAGGCGGCAACGGGACAGCCATTGACCTTGGCGGAGGCCAACCAGCTCGCGGAGACGACGAATAAGGAACTGCTCGGCTTCGAGAGTATGACTCCGGCGGAAAGGGCTGCGGGGGAAGCGACCAGCAAGAAGTTCGCTGGACTGAAGGCCCTGGATCAGACCCTTGGGAACACAATTGACCAGCAGTTACGGGCTCGCGGAGAAGATGGCATCGGGGCTTATGAGCAGAGATATGCCACTCTGAGTGCGGTGCGCGACCAACTGCAAAAGAGAATGAACGCGACAGAGCTTAATGTGCGCGGCCCAGTCAAGACCGTAGTAAAGCCAATTGCTGGAGCTATCACGGGCGGAAAGAGTGGAATCGCGTCGGCAAGCCAAGCTGCGGTCGCGGACGTGAATATCGGGATGGCATTGCAGAAAGGATTTGCAAAACTTGCCGAGTCTGGTCTTCAGCCTAAGCGCGTTGGTGTGGCTCCGGTCGCACCAACGCAGTAGCTATTCAGTAACCCACTCGGCGAGCCAGGCGATGGCAATAAGAATTATTAGGGCGAGAATGATGCCGCCGGCGATGGTCAACATGTGAATGCCCTCTTCATTGGCAAGTGGTACTCGCAAGGTTTCCCGACAAGCTCGTGAGGCAGTTCACGGAACGCGGAATCTGCACCGGCTGAACTGGCGGGACA